CTAGGGGCCCCCCGCGTTCGACGAAAGTTGACGCTAACACCTCGAAAGGAGAGTCTAGTATGTCTTCATTGCTTCGGAACCACCGCGTCTTCATAGGCGAGGATGTTCAAAAGAACTTCCCAACCGTGTCTCACTATGCTACTCTGCGTAGTGTTGATAAGAAGCTGTGGTTAAGTTCCGGGCATTATGGATATCCAGATTTCGGCAATCGCAAGAATGTGGGTGGTCCCTTCCATCTAACCGGAAGTAAGACTACCCATCAGCCTAGCGCGCGTCGGATACACTGGAGGGGCGGAGCGAATGACCAATATTACGATGGTCTTTTCTACGCTAATTTAAATCCCTACGGTGCACCCACTTCCGCTATAAATGACGGGAGTGCCTGGCTATCTGAAGCATACGCTAAGATGAAGCCCACGGAGCCGGAATTTCAATTCTTAAATGCAGCTTATGAGCTGCGTGAATTGCCCGGTATGCTCCGTCAGCGCTTCCTCCAAGGTCCGGGATTACACAAGATAGGTGATTTTTATCTTGCCCTGGAATTTGGTTGGAAACCGCTGTTGCATGACGTTCGTAGTCTCGTCGATTTTCAGCGACGAGCCCAAAAACGTCTAAAGCAACTTCTTAGAGACAATGGTAAGCCGGTCAGACGAGCAATAATGCTTTCTGACACAGCGACGTCACCCGTTATAACTAGCGGATCACTTTACGCGGCTTTGCAACCCGTATTGGTGACCCAGTATTATGCTAGCCAACCGACGTGGCGTCAAACCGAGTGGTCGGAGGAGCGGATTTGGGCTTCTGCCCGTTTCCGCTACTGGCTCCCCGGCGGACCGAGGGATATTGCATGGCGTAGGAAGATGCTCAACCGCTTGTTTGGGTTGACTCCTACACCTCAAGTTATATACAATGCAATACCCTGGACTTGGCTGATCGACTGGTTCTCTAATCTTGGAGACCTTATAGGTAACCTTGACAATGGAGTAGCCGATAGATTAGCTGCTGACTATAACTATGTCATGCGAGAGCGTCACAACTACCGAGAGTATTATGCTCAAGGGAAGTTCCGCGATCCCGCTGGCAAAACGTTTGCAGTCAGCGCCTCTGCCTTATCCGATCAGCTTAGGCTGACTCGGGTTGTTGGTGGACCTTTCGAACCCTCCGTTCTGGAAAAAGACCTGAACGGAAGACAGTTAGCGATTTTGGGAGCAATGGGCCTCTCTCGAATGAAGTAACTGCACAAGTGTGTAAACACCTAGCGTAACCTTAAACGAAGGAGCTTCTAGTGCTCACAGATCCTCAGTCCGTCGTTATTAATGCGGTGACGACCTCTCTGCCTAAGACCAATTCAGGTCCAACGGCAAATGTCTATACTTCCGCTGACGGGAACACGATCTTTACCGTAAAGCAGAATTCCACTGCTTCTCGGTTTCGTCGTGAAGTTCGGCTGTCGCAAAACAAAATTGCGGCGGACCCACTTTCGGGGCTTAATAGGCTCCTGGGCGTGTCCGTCTACCTTGTTGTAGACGAGCCTAAGTCGGGTTTTACCGACACTGAGATTGGCTACTACATCGACGCCTTGAAGAGTTGGCTTTCATCGGCCAATTACAACAAGGTACTCGGTGGAGAATCCTGATGCGTCGGTTGCTTAACGTGCTTTGGAAAAGCACTCGCCCCTTCGCCGCTCAGGCTGCTCTGGTCATCCTTTCCCAATTGGCCGAACGTGCAGCAAAGCACACCGGTGGGTTGGAGAATAACCAGGGAGTTTAGCCAGCAACCTTGCGGTTGCCAAGTGAACCTAGACGGTCCTGCTTCCCCTCGTGAAAACGGAGGTTGCAGTGAAAAGACCGACCATGCTCGTCCAGGCCTTGCTGCGTCAAGCAGCTTTGGACCTAGATATATCCGTCGAACGCGATATCGCAGTGATGCGAGATCGTTGCAAACACGAAGGGCTTTCGTTTTTGACGATTACCCTCCCCATGTTGTCTGATGCCCTAGAGTATGGGCTCGAACATGGGTTCCTCTCGTGTCCGACTTCTTTCAGTCGGCACGGAACGCTCCCCCGATTTCTTGGAGGTTTGTTCAGGAATGTGTTTGATAAGGATGGTAGGCTATTATCGGAGGCTTGTCCGGATTCGGTGTATTGGATCCGGCAGATCTGTCGCTTTATGAAAAAGCTAAAGATTCCCTGTTCATCTGAGCGTAACGCTCGAGCAGTGGAAAGCTTCCTGAAAATAGAAGGTGAACTCGCACATGGCACCCCTTTAATTGAGAGGGAGGATTTACTCCTTGACAAAGTCAGTGGGATTATTTGGTCTCAGGTTTTCCCTGAGATTAACCCTACAACCCTTGTCTGTAGCCATGGCCCTGGTGTTACGGCGGAGCGCAAGTCGGCGAACAACCGATACGCGATCAGCCATTGGAACACTAGATCCGAGTTAAACTACCCTAGTGATTTGCACTGCTGGCCTAACTATGACCATGCAGCGCGTCACACTGGTATAAGGGTAGGGACTACCGTAAGCGATGGTATAAGGTTCCTCAGTGTCCGGGATGAACTCCCGGTGAGGGTTGTCTTTGTACCAAAAACTCAGGTAGCACCACGAGTTATTGCGATAGAGCCTTCTCATGTTCAATACATGCAGCAAGGTCTCAAGGATCATATGTACGCGATTCTTGAGTCTCATCGCCTGACACGACTGTCAATCCGGTTTACCCGGCAGTCCGTGAATCAGAAACTCGCTTATCGGAGCAGTATTGATAAACGACTAGCAACGCTAGACCTGAAGGATGCGTCAGACCGAGTTCATCTTGGTTTGGTACAACGCATTTTTAAGACCTCAGGGATCCTCGAATACCTAGAGGATGCTCGTTCATTACATGCGACGTTGCCTAATGGAACGAATGTAGTACTCCACAAGTATGCTTCGATGGGATCAGCTTTATGCTTCCCTGTCGAGGCGTGTGTTTTTTACACGCTTGTTCAGTGTGCTATGCACAAGTACAATAGGCGAAATCCGAGTTCGCGATCGATCGCAGAGTATTCGCGAAAGATCGACATCTATGGGGATGACATAATTGTCCCCGTAGAAGTTGCGGAACACGTCGTGGAATACCTTGAGAGTTATCTCCTTAAGGTTAACGTCAGCAAAAGCTTCCGGTTTGGAAACTTCCGGGAGTCATGCGGTGGGGATTTCTATAAGGGCGTTGCGGTTAATCCCGTTTACGCTCGAACAGTGCCCCACGACGATTCACGACACTGGTTTGCTGAGGAAATGATGTCTTGGAATGTTACCGCAGACCTCTTTTACTTGAGAGGAAAGTGGCAAGTGGCCCAGGTCATTAGAGACCTCTTAGCCGAAGTAGCTGGG